ATTTATCTTCTTCGCCAAATGCTTCACTTACTACTTTTGTGGTTTTACTTCCTACTAACATTGCGGGAAGTGTAGCTAACCCTTGCGCTGTGGCTTTTAATGAGCGACTTGGTATATCTAGTATCTCTTGTTGTAATTGTGCGCCTATGGGCTGTTTGGTGAACTCTTGCTGAGCTATACGAGTTTTCATCTTATCGGAATTGCTTTGAATGTACTCTTCCGATTTAGCTTGACGCTCTAAATTGTCAATATACGATTTGCTTCTGCGACCTAATTTGTACTGAATTTTAGCGCGGTCTAATTTTTCAGCAGTGGTTAATGGTGTAGCGTCTTGGGTATCTTCACGAAATGCACTTGTGAGTTTGTCTAAGAATGATGGTTCTTTTTTTTGGAAAGGATTGTCTATTGCGTCTGTTTTTTCAACTGGTGCTTTTTTTTGCACCGGCTTGTATGACTTGAAAGCACCTGATATTTCAGCATCACCGTATCCGTCTGCTCTGATTTTAGATATGTTTACACCAGTAGCTTTTTGAATATCATCGTCTGAATATCCATCCTTTACTGCCGCTTCATAGTCAAACATAGTGATCCTTATTTTGTATATTTATTAACGTCTAACGGTGGCAGTTTCTTTTTTACTAATGCAGGGGGAGGCTTCAAGGCATTTGTAAAAGTAGGCTTTGAAGTAATTGTTTTCTTACCGTAGACAGGATCATCTACGTTTGTTTCTCTCCCTGCTTTGACAATCATACGGATAGCTTCATTTATATCTTTGGCATCTCCGCCATCTACAAGCGCGGCAGCTTTCATTTCTAGCACGGTAGGCTTTCCGCCACCATTGGCTTTTTTATATTGCGCTAATTTCTCTCTTCCTTTAGCCCCAATCTCTGCAACTTCGATTTTTGTTTTGTTTTTATCTGCTTCAATGTCTGCCTTATTGCCATATAAAGCGTTAATTTGATCTAGCTTATTTGCGTGGTCAAACCCTTTTTCAGCTAAAACATTTTGATGTTTAGTCTCTGCATCTGCTTGTTTTTGGAGAAGATCTAGCCCACCATCTGCAACCAATAGATCATTCATTGTATGCGGTAGATTTGCTTGCCATTCGTCAGGTGTTGCTCCATATTTTGCAGTATATTCTTTTTGCTCTGATGGAGTGAGCTGTGACACCGCTTGCTGTATAGCTTCTTTTTGCTGTGCAGGGTCTTTAATTTCCATTAAGCTATGCACCATAATTCCACGCTCATTAATATGTAATTTTAGTGCAGCAGCGGTTTGCTTTTTTTGCTGATCGTCTAATTGCCCCCACTGTACTTTTTGTGCGATAGTCTGTGCTACTGCTGTTTTTGGGTCTTTTAGATAATCTTGATCCGCTTTTTCCGTAGCAATATCCTCAGTCTCTTTACGTGTTAAGGCGTTCATTTTCATATCATTCATCTTAATATTCTGTTCAGCTGTTTTACGTGCTGATACCGCCTGATCGATAGCCCCTAAATTGATTCCGTATTGGTTTGCAAATTCACTCATTTTGTTGCTCCGTACATATATAAACCGTTAGCAATTCCATTATTTAACGTATTTGCAATACCTGCTTGCCCTTGTGCGTAAGCATTAGCGGAATTAACGGCTCCTGTAGCATACGCATTGCCTTGTGCAGTATATGCGTTTGATGCTTGGTTAGCAAAGTTTTGTGTTGCTTGTTGCGTTTGACCAGAAGCTCCTCTACCAATATTTGCTAGATTTAGTTGAGTGTTTTGGTTTGTGTTGTAGTTTTGTAGCGCACGATTATAAGCGTTTCCGTATTCGGTGCTTGCTAAATCTTGACCATATTGCGTAAGTGCTTTATCTTGCGCCCCTGATAGTAGCTTACCGCGTGATGATGCACTCATATCTAACGCATTTACCCCTTGTTCTTTTCGGAACTGATACGATGGGTCTGCTGTGAAATCTGTTGCACTGAATTTAAAAGCAGGGTTATCTGCATAGTTTTTTAGTGCTACCAATCCTGCATCTTGCCACGGTTTATTTAATGCAACCTGCTCATCAAACATTTGCTTTTGAACATCTAGCGATTGGCTTGCACTATTTGCTTGCGACTGTGCCGCATTATTTGCTGCATCGGCTTGCGCTCCTGCTGCTTTACTTCCTGTTATTGCGCCAATTACTGATGAACCGATTAAAGCACCTGCCCCAATTGTTATAGGATCAAACCCCATTATTAAACCTCTCTTTCCACAATATATCCAACTACTTCAAGCCCAAACATTCTACAATAAGGCTTAATGTTTCTTCTTGTAGCACCTCTTAGCTTAGTGCAATTATTATCTTTTGCAATCTCCAAAGCACGGGCAAGCCAGTATCTTCCATTACCATATACGTCAGGCAATACCATAGTATTACCAACAAAAGAATAGGTTATAAATCCATCATTATTATGCTCTATGTAGTCTCCATCAATTTGAACCTTGCCAACACTTTGTAAATAGTCTTGTTTCATTTCTTCAAGAGATAGATTTTTCATGTTAATATTATATCATATAAACATAATCAAGTAGTCATTTGATTAGCTGTTTTCATTTTTGCCAAAATATCATTTATCTTTGTTACAACATTTCCTAAATCTGTCACTATGCTATTCACTTTTGATTTGTTTTCATTGATTAAAGACGCCATTGTATTGGTGTATGTTTGGTCGTATAATACTGGTGCTGTTGCTATATCAGCGGTCGTTATTGCTGTTGTGGACATTGACGCATCGGCTATTAATGCACACCGTTTTACGAGTCCATATAAAGTCTCTGTAGCGGTATCATTAAAACCTACTATATTCCCATTGCTTCCATGCGCTGCTGAATTGCCTCCATGTGTTGCTGAAAGTTGAGAGTGGTTATAAAGCTCTGTATCAAGTTTTTTATCTGCATCTTTCAGTGATGTAGCAGTTGTTAGATAGTGGGTTGTAGCGTCTGCGCTATATGTGCCGCCACTATTTAGCCCCGCACCTGATTCGGCTGTATCTAATTCGCTTTGAGTAGAAAACAATTGAGCATCCATAAGTGAGTCTGCATTTTTAAGGCTTGTAGCGGTAGAAATATAGTGGCTTAGTGGGTCTGCTGTATATGTTCCGTCGGTATTTAATCCGGCACCGCTTTGGGTAGTGTTTAATTCAATCTGTACATTATGTAGTGCTATGTCGATTAGTATATCCGCATCGAATAGGGATGTTGCACTATTGATATAATGCGCTGTAACGTCAGGGGCATAGGTGCCGTTAGGGTTTAGCCCTGCTCCTAATTCTACCGCGTCAATCTCTGCCAAAAGAGCAGCCATATTTTGATTATCAAGTAAAGCTTTTTTGAACATCTTTAAAAGATAGAATACAAAAGCGTTTGTTGGAAAGCCGTTGGAGTCTACCACCTGAATGTTAGACGGTAATTGGTCTAATTTTTGTATAGTTAAAGTCATGATAATTCAGCGTGCGCCGCTATGATGTTTACTTGCGAATTACATCGCGTAGTGACTTTTAAAGTCAAGTTTCTATGCCGTCCAAGCCGTCTCCATACAATACGCTTTTTACGTTCTCCTTCTGCGCCTAGTGAGATAGTATGGTCGTTTTTAAACTCAACACCTCCATCGTCTGAGAATGATAGTGTGATTGTATCCTCTGCGTTGATAGGCGACTTTCCTGTTTCCATATCAAGCTCAAACTTGTTGAGCGTGAAGTAATCAACCCCATTACTAAAAGGTGATGTTTCAGCGGTTCTTAGAATCGTTTGTCCGTTCTCTGTATGATAATCTAATCCTACTGTATAAACATTTCCGCTTGTTAAGTCTGCTCCGGTAAGCATACCGCTTTCATCAACAATCATACTTCGTATTCCCCAAACACTGCCTAAGCTTTCGCGAGAGTGCCATAGTCCGGTTATCATATCATAAACCAATGTTTCAAACCCATCAATGGTTAAGACATAGAAATAATGCCCTTCCTCTGTGTACGTAAAGGCTCTAAAATCTTTAGTTCCTCTTGTGCCTAATCTGTACTCAATTGCTGAGGTGCTTATACGTGTAGGGGTATATCCGTTAGACATATACACTACGTTGTCGTTCCCTACCCATAGCACAGAGTTATTAGTAGATGAAATTGTTTTATAGTTTACACATCCACGCATAGAGAAAGATCCTTGTATCCTGTCAAAAGGGAACAGTGCATCACCGCTGTTATACCATACCTCTACGGAAATTGATCCGAATATCCATAGTTGCTGATGAGTCGATACTAACCCGACAATATCGTCGGGTGATCCTTCCGCGCTTGCATACATGGTGGCATCAAAAGTCACTGCGTATAGATCGCTGATGAAAAATTGATTTGTGCCTGATCGGTTAAAAATAAGGTAGCCATCTTGAAACGTAACGGTATCACTTGGATAATATGCAACGTCTGTTATTTGTGTGACCGTTGTGCCGTCAGAATAATACCCATTTCCTGCAACAATAACGATATTAATGCCGTTATCTGCTATTGAAACCTTGTCTTTTAGTGGAAATGAAACTGCCCCTACTGTGATTAATGTATTTAATGAGTTTATTTTATATAGGAATTCGCGGGTGATAATGTATGTTTCATTTTTAAAATAATACATCCCTAAAATTGGAGCAGTAGGGACGGTATTTTTTAAGATCCACCCGGGCGTTCCAAGTAAAACAACACCACTTTTTGCATTCGGTGGCATGGTATCTGCGTACATATTTACAAGAGTTTCGTTGTTGCCTTTTTTATTACGTGCTTGTGATGTTGCAATGGCAAATGGAACTACTGGCATTATCTTGTTGTTCCGCTTTCAATGTGATAGTACCCTTGTCGTCTATTGCTTTGTAGTCCAATATCAACGCTTAATACTTCTGCTACTGCATTACGTCGTTTAATCTTCTTCATTAAGTCCATAGCCATTACTACTACGTCTTGACGAAGTTGTACGCCATACTCTGCGGAAAGTCTCACTGCGAGCTGATAACGTAGCATAGGCTCGAATCCCATATCCCAGTCGATATTATCGGTGGGTGTATAGTTTCCTGCGTATGGGAGCTTTGAAATAAGGTGAAGGGTAAACGTTTCGTATGGGATGGTATCGAACTGAATTGTCACATTATGCCCGTGATAGTTAGCAAAGTATTTTAACGGAGGTGCTACGATAGCTTTCCAAACCATATCCGACCATTCATTAATTCCCATTGGATTCATTTTATAGTCAACACCTGATACGTCGCGGAAAAAAGCGTTGTGGATCTCCATTGGGGCGACTTCTACATAGTCATTGCTTAATGCCGTACCGATCGTGATGCTTGACTTCCACCCAAGCATAGGCTTAGGATATGATTTATCTTGAAGAGTCGATATTGTAAGCCCTTCGATATTGAAGCCGTCGATCATTCCATTGAAAACATCCAATGCGTCTGAGTGCTCTTGTGGTGATGCTTCTTCTCCTGCGGCAAGCACACCAATTAGGCGTAATGCTCCGTTGATTGTGCTTGACAATAACATGGTTATTCCCCTTTAGCTTCCGCTATCATAGCTTTTAGCTTATCTGTTTTTACGTTTGATGCAAACTCTAAGCCTAATTGTGTGGCTTCTTCTTTGAGTAGGTCACGTTCTGATAAAATAACATATACATCTTCCGCAACTAATTTACCGCATTTAGCCGGAGTATCCACCCATTTGTCGGGGTTATATTCGTCACGGCTGTTAAATAGTACGCCTTCACCTGTTTCAAGATTGTACATCCAGTGCTTATATGGCTCGCTCATTGTGTTTCCTTTTTAAGTAATGTGAATAACTACCTCCTAAGAGATAGCTATCACACGGCTTAGTTTAGTTTAGCCGTATATTGTTTCATGATCAACTCAGGGTTGATAAGCTGTACTCCCCATACAACGTCAAGACGAGTTGTTTCGGTGTGATCTCCGACTGTATACCCTTCGGTAAGTGCCATTGATAAACCACTTTCAGGATCAGTGATACGCTCTGCAACTACTGCTGAACGTGGAAGTTCCAATTGTGGTACACATAGTGCAATTGCATTTTTGTGCATATAGAAGTTTTGGCGATAAATACCGCTTGCCGTTCCTTTAACAACGATTGCCGCATTGTCTGCAATTGCCGCTGATACGTTTTGGTAAGCCGCCAATGATACGGTTGTTCCCTCAATGTCGACTGTTGTCAATGTGCCGTCGTTGATTGAAGGACTAATTGGAATAGTAGCAGCTCCACCTGCTGTTGAGTTTACGTCGGCAGTAACAACGAATGTTTGCAATCGACCAGTAGAAACACGAGTAACAGGGTTAATCTCATATACACCTGCAAAAGTGATAACATCGTACTTTTTAAGAAGCCCAGTGATAGATGCCGTCCAGCCTTTTGTAAGAATAGACGCACCAGTTTGTGCTGTTGCTCCGTCAGAAAGTGGAGTACCTGCATAAGCACCAACGGTGTGAGTAGGAACGATTGGAGACGAATAGAATTCCATTCCACTTAGTGGTCCCATATAACCTTTTTGGATTGAATCTTTAGCAAGACTTCCTCCACCTGCGAATACTGTAGCCAAAGAAGTTGAGATATTTGCTGCATCAATATCATTGATAAGTGCTGAACGCAATCCAGTTCCTTCGTCAGGGATAGCAAGTTGATTCATCTGTGCTTTAGTCAACGCAAAAGTTGAGTACGACAAATCAGTTCCTACTGTTCCAGTCATGAAGTATGCAAGTTGGGCGATTTCAAATACTGAAAGTTCTACTTGTGTTGCAAGTTCACCGATAGCAGGTTGAATGTAGCGTGCGCTGAAATCTTCGATAGATAAAGACAAATCTTGTACAGTGTATTTCAAACCGATATTACGTTGACGATTGATTGTGATGGTTACTGTGTTATCGACCAACGGCTGAACGCCAAGAGTACGACCTTCTGTTGATTTTACACGGAATGGTTTTTTAACGCTTACGCTGTTACCTACACCTGATACGATTTTCTTTTCCATATCACGATAAACGCGCTTACACGCAACAAGATTGTTTTTAAACTGCCACATCGCTTCTTTTAGGATGAGGTCACTTGTGAGTAATTTCCCACCGATACCATTTGTTTGAGGCATTTTGTTCTCCTATTAAATAAAGCCGTTACGCTTTGCTGTTGATTCTCGACGCATAGCTTCATACTCTCCGTATGTTTCTGCTTGCTCGATACTTCGAGGTAAGCCATTGGCTCCGCCTACTGGGTTGATTGGCTCAGGCGTTACGGTTGTTTTCTTGACAATAGGTTTAGCTTGTGGTTCAGGTTGTGACAGCTTAAGTTCTATCTTCCCTACTTCAATAGCCATTTTTCCTAAAGACAATTGAGACAATCGCTTTGCTTCTGCCGGATTGCTTGCGAGATAATAGGCGACTTCTCCAGCTTCATCGCTCTCGTTAATTGCCTTCAACAAATCGTTGGTCAAAGGCAAAGATGGGTTAATAACCTTTTCGTCAAAATCGGCATACTTCTCCCGTGAATCTTCGAACTTTTCTTGAATCTGCTCGATCACAACCGCCATATCATCTGTTTTAGGAGCCTCTTTCGTTTCCTGTTTAGGCTTTTTTTCTTCAACTGCTGATAGGTAGTCATCATAATCATCAAAATCGTCAGGGTCTAATGCTTTAGTTTTAGGCTCTGTTTTGCTTCGTGCTTCTTCAAGTTGACGAGTTAGGTCATGTTTCTCTTGAATGAGTGTTTCAATCCGTTTTTGCGCTCGTGACTTGCTTTGTGGTTTTGGTGCTTCATTCACCTCTTCCTTTGGCTCATCCGTCGGTGTAGGTTCAATAACCTCTGCTTCTACTGTTGCAGGGTCAGGTGTTACTTCATCTACTGGTTGTGGATTGTTACTCTCAACTTCGAAACTTCCGTAATCTCTTTCCATATTCGTTCCCCTTTTAAGGTCGTGGTGTTTTTGTCTTAATATTGTATCATATTAAAAAGAAAAAGTAGTTTTATAATTCTACTGCTTCCTCCATTTGATTATCTACTGGCTCTTGCATTTCTTCTTGTGGTGATTGTTGTGTGCGTTGGTGTGCAATTAGTGACGCCATAGCCTTAGCAACTGCATCATGTACAATTGATTGTATCAACGCTACGTCTTGCGCTTCATCTTCGTGCTGTACTTCTGCTTCTGATTGCTCACCAATAGCTTTATTTTGTGCTTCAAGTTGTGAACTTTGAAGTTTAATTTGTGCCTCTTTGATTTTTAGTTGTTGCATCTGTAAATCAAACTGCTGTCTAGATTGTGCCGATTGCATATCCAATTGTGTAATTTGTTGCTCAGGTGTTGGAGGTGGTGGTGGTGCGGGAGGAGGAGAATTCTTAGCAATTTCCTCTTGTTCCTCGGGTGACAGCATATTTGGCGGTAACATCTTCTTAAGACGTTCTGCCATTACGTCCATGTTTGGAGCGTCAAGATTAGATGCGATAAGGTCTGCCCCGATCTGTCCTGCTTGTGGCACTGTTTTAGCGAATTCTAATAGTGTTGATGCTGCCTCTTGGCGTTGAGTAGAATATGAAGCCCCAGTAGTTACCGTGACGTTATATTTACCCATTCCTAAATCGTGAACAATCACTTCTTTACCTGTTTCTTCGTCTACTACAGTTTTGTTGATCTCTACGAAGTCACCGCTTCCATCTTCAAAGTGCATACGGATAACACGATTACCATCATAAACAGCAGGGATAGCTTCTAAGAGTATCTTATATACACGTTGAATAGCTAAATCAAGGTTATCGGTGAACACATAGTTTGATGTATCACCTTGTTGCTGTCGTGCTTGGATAGCGATACCGCTTGTCTCTTGGCTCTTTTGTCCTAGCATAGAATCATAGATACCGACTGATGATTTAATGCCCTGCTCAGATAGTGCGGCGATCTGTAGCTCTTGACTTGGCATTGGTGGTGGGTCTTGTCGTTGTGGCTTGTCCCCTGTTGGTGTAGGGTTATATGGTAGATAGCTCCAATTGCTAATATTAGCTGTACGCCATTTATCCTCATGACCCTCGAAGTTTTCAGCAGCACCTACCCATGGTGATTTAGGAGCCAATGCCACACGTTCTGTTGCAGCACTCATCCAATAGTTGTGCATACGTTGAGCATCTTTACCATCGTGAATTAATCCTCTAAACTCACGCTTACCATCAAAGTCAATCTCTTTACCCCACACTGGAACAATTGGAATAGTTGAGCCTACCCATTCGATTGGACCCTCTAAAACTCCACCTGCTGTGATTTTATACCATAGCACTTTGTGTGTGTTTACTTTTCGTTTGCGTGATACAGTAATTCCCATAGTTGCAAGCTCATCTACAACGTCTTTAACCTCATCTTCCCACAATGTAGAACCGTCACTCATGAGCAGTAATTCGCGCTTTACTGGTTTACGCATTAAGTATTCAGATACAACGACAGTCTTATCGGTTCCCCAAAAAGCTACGTGATCAGCTCCAGTACGCTCTAAGTCTGCTATTCGTCCATCAGGGTAGCGCTCTCTAAACTCTTCTACACTCATACGCTCTGATATAAATGCGTAGTTCATATCGCTTGCATCGGGTTCTGTTGCATTAGGATCGATCATAACTGTGTATTTATGGCGAACTGATTTGATAAGCAGGTCTTGGTCGAAGCTTGTATTATCTGCATAGCCGTTTACTACACGTAACCATCCAAACCCACCTTCTACTGCGTGCTGAAATGCTGTTTTGTAGTGATATGTAGCATTACTTTTTAGCTCAATGTCTTTTGTAAGTCCCGATAATACCTGTGACAGTTTATAATCTTTAGTACCTTGTGTGTTTTTCATCTTACCGTCAAAGTTGCCCGATGGAATAATCTTACCGCTTCTTACGTTTTGGCGTTGATCTCCTACTAATCGGTAGATAAATTGCCCCATCTTATTGAGTGTGAGAGTCGGTCTACCTTTGCGTACTTCCTTGGCTTTACTATCCCATTGCTCACCGTATGCGAAAGCTGTATCGTCACGGGACAGACTGTATGTATATTGCCAATATTTCGATGCAATAAGTGACCGTTCTTTGGCGAGCTTGATTAACCCTTCTTCTCCTGCTTCTTGCATATCAATTGGTTGTGTTGCGATAATATTCATTTAGTTTCTCCGCATTATGATTTGATATTGTATCATATTAAGCACCCATCCAATCAGGTAAAGTTTCGGGTTGTGCATTACTATTTGTTTGTTTACTTCTATCATAAACAATTTTTGCACACGTTAAGCTCATAGCGTCGGATATATCGGGCGATCGCCCAAGTTGTTCTTTAATGACTTTCTTAGGTACGATCATAAGCTTTCCTGACTCATTGATAAAGAATCGTTGTGCTGATAGTTCCCCTATTGCAAAGTCATCGTTGAACATTTTACCCTCATCTTCTAGGGCGTACTTTAGTTTATAATATAACTCTGCTCTTTTGTTCCCATATACTGTAGGATCATCTGCTGACTCTGAACCTTTAACGGCTATTGTTGGAATTGCTTTATAGTGTGCTTGTTTTAGTGCCGATACAAGCCCGCTACCCTCTCCGATAGCGTCTACAAAGATTGCCATAGGTTTTTCTTCTGCCATATTATAGAGTGAGGCTATCCAGTTTGCCGTTTCTACTTGTCGGTGTGAGCCTGACACGTTACACTCTAACACTTTGTAGAAGTGGTTTCCTTTGCGTTTAACAAGCTTAGTTTTATCATCACCTGCATCGGCATAGTCAACGCCCCATATTTCAGCACCGAATGTATTGAACTCTTCTCGTGTGATAGCATCCTCTATAACGTGCAATGGTATTACTGAATCGCTGTTAGAACGTGGGAATTGTCCCTTAACACGGACACGGTACGCGTCGCTATCTTCTCCGTATTGTATCTTTTTACGCTCAATAGAGGCTTTTGATACGTTTGTGCTTTCCTCTGCATTGAAAGTATGCACCCTCCATAGTTTACTATTGCGGTGGAATGAATCAAAAAAGAATCCGTCTGTTCGGGTAGGGTTTGCAGCCATTACTCTTAAATGATTATCCCCAGTCAATGAACCGTCGATTACTTCAAAGATTACATTAGGAACACCGCTTGCCTCATCAATGATCCATGTTAAAAACTCCGCGTGAAAACCTTGTAATCCTTCGGGGGACTCTTTTCTTGCTGTACGTGGAGTGCATTCGTTACCTGTTGAGAATTTGATAGCATCATTATTGATTGTGATTTGTTCTTTGAGTTGATGCGGTAGCTTATCTCTCCACTTCCTAACTTCTGGAATGAGTAGCTTTATGAGTTGCGGAGCGGTTGGAGCTGTTGCAGGTATCTTTGCGTCATACTTGAACATACCTACCCATAAGATTATCCATGATAGCAGTGTTGATTTCCCAGTACCATGACCTGACTTAATGGCTATATCTGTATATCCTGAGTCAATGTCTTTTAGCACTGCAATTTGTTGATTTGATGGGTTTGCTCCGAGTGCTTCGATAACGAATACCTCTATGCTATCAGCCCAACGCGTTAGCATTTCAAAGTCTGTCATTGTTTGCGCTGTTCCACGAAGTCTTTGAGTGATAGTGTGCCACTATGTTCTTGTTTGTAAACGTATACCGATTCCATCTTGTTTAGTAAGTCTAATGCTTTTAGTTTATCATTATCAAATACTCTTTTTTGCTCTGTATCATTATGTTTTATAAGTTCTGTAAGCCACTTCTTTCTATCTTCTAAACTCATAACTGCATCATTTGATGCTTCCAAGTTAAGGCTATCTATTCTAACCCTTATCTCACCCTTTTGCAACATTAGGCTTGCTTTATTGTTTATTACTTGCTCTTTCATATTTTTTGCATTATAGCACTTACGATATGCCTCACTCGCATTACCGCACTTAATATATTCGAGGCAGAAGTTCTCTTGCTTTTGTGTAAGTGCCATTATTTTTTTCTTTTTGTTCTGTAGATGAAATATGATGATTGGATTCTGATTGTTAAATGTCTGTTCATAATATATTCACCCCATTAAGCATTGAGCATATACCATTGCGCATATTATTTTGTTGGAAAACTACTAACGTATTTATATCCGAAGAAATTTGGTTATGCTTAGCCATATTCATCTTATGTTCATAGTCTTGCTTTTGTACTTTTTGTTGTAGCTGTTGAATGTATTTTGCTCTCTCTAGTTGGTTCATCGCTTCCCCTTTAACATATGTTCAAATAAGAGATCACAAACGCAACGTATCACAAGGCGAGAGGGGATGAAGCCGTTTTCCTTGCTTTACGTTGGAGGTTTAAAGTATCTCTTGTTTGAACCTACATAGCTCTTTAAGTGATGTGTAGCCACCATGCTGACTCGAACATTCTGCACACCTATGTGAGGGACTTGAACCCTTGCTATACACCACTATTAAAAGCTATTCAAATAACTCTACGTGGATTTAATCCGTTTGTAGATTGAACCGCACCGAATACTCAGTGTGATTCTTGCAGTGTAATTATACTGCAATTTCTTTAATTTTACGCTTATATGTAACTATAATCTCTTGTAATTCTTCCACAGTCCATAGTTTGGTATTTTTTGTGGTTTCAAGTCTTAGCACTTCGTCTATTCCGATCTTCTTAATCAGTTTTTTTCGATACTCAGATAGATTCCCTGATTTAAACTGGTTGCACTGTACGCATTGTGCATGACAGTTATTTTCATCAAAACGTAAAGCACTGTTGCCGCCTTGGCTTTTAAAATGCCCTGCATCAAATTTACGCCCTACATACTCATCACCATTATAAGCGTTTGAGCCATCATATCTGCATGATATGCACTTTTTACCATCGCGAGTACGAATGTATGCGTTAAAGTGTTTCTGTGCGTCCTTTATGAGCTTAGTGCGGTCTAAAGCATTAAACTCTTTTTTCGCTTTGTTGTTTTGTTTTTGTACGGCTTTTTGTGATTTTGTTTTTATAAGTGCAACGTAATCAATAGCGCATGAATATTTACAGCATTTTTGGAATGGTCGCTCAGGGGTGAAAGTTTCACCGCATGATTTACACTTTTTAGGCTTCATTACTCTTTCCCGCTCAAATGTTCAATCCACTCACCAACCATGCACGAGGCGTTTAAAATCTCTTTTGATTTTTCCACTATTTCAGCATCAAAACCTCCGAGATAATCCATACAAACCCCTGCATCAATCATGGCACGGTGAGCTATTTCTAGCTTTTCAATTATTTCATTCATTCAATACCACGCATTTTAAAAACTAAGCTTACTTTATCATAGCACTCTTCGCAGTTTTTAAGTTTGTCTTTTCCCTCTAACTCTTTAATCCGATTCGATTGCATTTCTACCATGTCGGTTAAAGTTTGGTTTTGTTGTTCAAGTGAGTCGATTTTATCTCGCATCTCTTCGGCTTCTTCTTCATAATTATCCTCCAACGATAATGGTAATGGGTTAGATTCATTGCTTGGGTATATTATACAATATTTTTTATATTTTATTGCTACTTTGAGCAGTCGGCATACTTGTGGTTATTAACTGGTAACTTCCCAGCTTCAAACCCTGCGTTAAAACATTGCATAGCGAACGCTTCAAGTGCTGTTTGTGCCTTTGGGTTTGGTACGCTTTTGCTTTCGCGCAATAGCCGTTCAATAAATAGTGAGAATTGAAACGGACAATCAAACTCTATGTCATTAAAATTTTTTACCATATTATGCTCCGCTACTACCAAACCCACCATTGCGCTCAATTTGTTGTGTGTACTCCATTGGCATTAAATTTCCATCGTGGCGTTTTAAAATAAGTTGGCCTATTTTGTCACCTTTTTTTATTGTGTAGCGTTCTTGTCTGTCGCTTGGGTTGGTTATAATCATTTTAATCTCATCTTTAAAATCAATGTCGATTATCCCCACTCCACCGCCAAGCCCTTTTGCGCGTAATGAACTGCGCGGGTGTAGCTCGAAATAGTATTCCAATAATCTAACACTTTGGTCAAGCTGTATGCCAAGCCCGATTATTTTTGTTTCGCTTGCGTCAATAACAATGTCCTCGTTGCTAAAAACATCGAAACCAGCCGATAACATTGTCGCCCGTTGTGGCAGTAAACCCCCATTGATACTTTTAAACATATTCTTCTCCTTTGTAATTTTCAAACAATTTGCCCGCAATTTCTTCCATTAACTCTTTGTCGTGCTTTTCATAAAACTGTTTGGCGTTCGCCCCGTGCGGGCTAAATGTGCCTCGGTGGTGTTTAACGCATAACGGCACGCATTTATTATCCGCCCGTCCTCTGTTGCCGTGGTCTAAGTGGTGCAGTTCGATTTGTGGGTTACCGCATACAAAACAACAAAGGCCTTGGTTGTGCATCCATGCTAAGTAAGCTTTGTCTTTAAATGGCTTCGTGCGTAATGTGCCGCTTTTGTGGAGCTGTTCTGCTTTGGTCATTTTTTTAACTCGTAATCATTACAGTAATCATCTTCATAAACTGCATTTGGAGCGCAATAGGCTATCCCATTATTATTCATACATGATTTTTCATACCAGTATTTACAACTTCCGCACGTTTTTGGCTTTTCTTTTGCTTCAAGTTCATTAATTGCTTTTTCTAAATATGTACGTGTAAATCCGCACACTACACGCTCCATATCCTCATACTCTTCATCTTCGAGTATTGTTTGTAATATTACTAACGCTTTCATTTTTCATCCCTCATTTTGATTTGTTCCACAATATGCTTCTCAATTAGTTTTAATACCTTCGCCGTTTCAAGCGCGAAACCGCTTACCCCTTGTCGGCTCATTTTTTCAAAATGCTTCATGTTTAGCTTGTAATGTTTCATCTTGTCTTTGTGGCGGTTGAATATCATCCAGCATATTGCGTTAATCGTAACGGTTTTGCCTTCCGGTATTTCAACCCATGATGCTTCCATTGCGCGCTGTATTATAAACGACGCTTCGTAATACGTTGGATCAAGGCTTTTCTTTGGCGTGTGGTGTACCCGTCTTATTGCGTCGTTAAGCTTTATAATATGCGGGGCGCGTTTTTCGTCGTCGTCCAGCATATACAAAAACACCGATAACAATTGGCCGTAAATGTAATAATCAAAGCTTCTCATCACGGCTTCTTTCGTAAGCGTCGTCACATTTATCCCAATACGCGTTTTCTTTCGCGCTCTCTGCTTCAATTTCGTCGGCAAACGTATCGTCGAATAAACCCTGCACGCTGTCCATAAGCGTCGTTTCGCTGTCGTTTTCATCGGTGTGGTAAAGGTCACGCATTTTAAACCCGTTTTCTTCCAATAGGCGCATCATTTCCCATAAGCTTTTGCGTGCATCGTTTAAGAACATTTTGTATCCTTTGGCTCGTACTTTTCACACGTTGTTTCATCTTCCGTAATGGCGCAGGCTATCCAACTAAGCCCGCCAGCCTCTTGATATTTACCGTGTTTACAATCTTCGCATTTCATCACTCTGCCTCCTTTATATCTCTAATCCCAAGTGTGCAATAATGTACTTTGCTCCAATGGTTGTGTCGTTTTACAATGAAATAACCGTTTTTTAATTCTTCGATTATTTCAACGGTTTGTCCGTAACAATCTTTTCCTAATTTCATCTTAACCCCTTTTGTTTTGTATATACCATTTTACGCACTATTGCCTTAATTTACGCTAAAACTTTTTTATATTTTATTGTAGTGTTTTGAAGCCGACTGTATTTTACCTATCGACCCTTCATTCGGCATGGGATAGAACCTAAGTCGGCAAGCCCGCCTCTTAGGATATTTTTGTTTAATTTGATGGACTGCTTACGATTACTGTTGTTGGCTCATCTTGGCATGTATCATCAAGCTATACTGTTTGCATCTTTGTACTCGCTCCATGATACTTCTTCACCGTTTATCTTAATAGTGTTAATTTGTGTGTAGTCACACCAGCGTTGGATTATTACTTGGGCATATTTTTCATCAAGCTCCATTCCATAGCATTTACGATTAAGATTCTCACACGCTATGAGAGTGCTTCCGCTTCCTAGAAATAAATCCATAACGATTGACTTTGCAAATGAGCAGTTAAAAATTCCCTTCTCCATCAACTCCACTGGCTTCTGTGTTGGGTGAACATAACTACCACTTGCATCTTTGTTAATGCTCCATACACTTCCTATTCGTTTATCTTGAAGTTCTTCATTTCTGTTCCATACAAGCGCAATTTCAAAATCAGTGATGAACGATCCTTTTAAATCACCGAGTCCTCCGCCACCTTTAGCCCAAATAACCATATTTGATAACTTCCCGAACGGATCTGTAATTTGTAACCATTTTGACAATACTTGATATGAAGTCCAAATGAATATAAAACCTTTTGAATATTGTTGAACCATTGGAACCCAACCTTCAAGAAATACATCATCATTTTTTATAACTTCATGTTTATCGTTCCCATTGTTTGAGTAGCTTACTCCGTATGGTGGGTCAGTAAAAACCATATCAGCTTTTTTGCCATCCATTAATCGCTTAATATCATCCTCTTTCGTGCTATCCCCACAAAGTAACCGATGGTTTCCAAGCTCAATTAAATCACCGAGTTTAATCACTGGATTTTCTACCACTTCTGGAACATCATCCGCTTTGCTTTCATCTATGATAGCTTCGAGTGATCCTTCAAGATTAATATCCATCTCCTCTAGCTCTTCAGGAGTGAACCCAATCAAGTCTAAATCGTATCCAAGGTTAGACAGCTATTGGATTTCGATAGCAAGCATTTCATCATCCCACCCACTATTCAAAGCGAGTTTATTATCAGCAATGATATAAGCCTTCTTCTGAGCCTCTGTGAGGTGTGATAGCTCAATAGTCGGTACTTGTTCCAACGACATACGTTGCGCCGCCATAATGCGCCCATGTCCTGCAATAATTCCATTTTCGCCATCTGTTAGAACTGGATTTGTAAATCCAAACTCGCGTATGCTTGCCATAATTTGTGCCACTTGCTCGTCGCTGTGTGTACGGCTATTTCGTGCGTATGGTATCAATTCGGTTGTGCTTCGGTAGATAATCTCTAAATCCATTATATGCTCCTATGTTTCAATAAATGTTATTTCTGGGTATTTAAGCAAAAGCATTTTGCGCTTGATTTTGTAAACGTCGGTTTTAAATCCCTTTACATCCTCAACGATTTTTTGTGTGCCTTTTATGTAGGTGAAGTCGGCAATGTATTTTATTGCCCGTTCGGTTTTGCCGTTACATTTAAATGCTGGTTGCAGTTCAAAAGTGACTTGCTCTTGTAGGGCAGTAATGATACCGCCACGCGCCATCAATTTTAATTCAATCGCCCGCTTGTGTTCTTTTTTACTATCAAACCCACCGCTTTTTTTGTTGCGGTATTTTGGTATCACGCAATGCCTCTAAGTATAATTGAGCGCAAAAACTGGCTTTTGCTTATCCTAATACCGTTCGCGTCGATGAAGGCTTGGTGCGCATTTTTAATCAGCTCTGCATCTTCCATGCTTACGCCAATCATAACGGTGGTGTTTTTGTGCTTTGCTGGCGGTCTGCCCGCCTTACGTTTTTCTTCCATTGGTTTATCCTTTTTGTATATTATACCATAAAACCATTTTATATTTAAAAGGGGATTTCATCTTCGCTTACGTATATATTAAACACACCTTGCTTTTCATGTATTGGATCGGCTTTCGGTTCTTCTTTTGGTTGGTAATCCGTATGCTTCGGTGCATGCTCATAGACTGGTTTGGGCATCTCGTATGGTTTTTGCTCTTGCTGTTCGCCTTTTGGCTTAGATACAAAATCAAACCCTTCGACAATCATTGATGTTTTGTATTGTTTAACGCCTTCTTTTTCCCACGACTCTGTTTGAAGCTTTCCATTTAAAAAGATTTGAGTACCTTTTTCGCCCGCCCATTGGTTTAAAATTTCCGCTGGCTTTCCAAATACTGTTGCATCTAAAAATAACTGTGTTTCTTTTTCACCAAATTTCTCACTACACGCTAACCCTAATTTTAGGATAGCCCCACCGCTTTGGGAGTATTTCAACTCCGCATCTCGTGTTAATCTGAATAATCCGTTAATTTTTGCTAAACTCATTTTTCTTTTCCTCTTCTTTTTTTAATTTTGCTTTGGCTCTGCGTATTTTTTGATTTTCAATCGCCCGTGCTTTAAATATTAGGCAATCTTTGTTCCGCTCATAATAGTTTTTATTATCGCGCTTTTTTAATTCGATTTGCTGTTCCGTAAGTGCTGGAAGCGTACCATCTTCCTTTTTTTTTATCCTCCTTGATGATGCAAGCTTGCTAATATGCTCCTTTAATTGTTCGTGGGTCATATCCTTGCGTAATACCCTATTGCGTGCCTTTTCGGGTACTGTCACGCCCTTTTTATTATAGTACCATCGTAATTGTCGCTCCCGTTTGTTTTGCGCTATTTCCTCGGCTGTCTTGCGTTGGTGCGGTTCTTTTTTCGGCTTTTCGATTTTAACCTTTATAGTTATTGGATTTTTTACTTTTGGCAATGGCGTTTTTTTTTCAGTCGTTAAGTGTTTCTTAACAACTGCCTTTTCGCTATTTTCAAACGTCGCCTTCAATGGGCGGTGTGAATTGTGTGGTGCTTTTATTGTCGGTGTGTAATCATTTTCTACCACCTTATATTTACTTTCAAATTCGTCTTTGGTTATTAAAACCTTATGACCAAGTTTTTCAACACCTTGTCGGTAAACCTCATAATCCATTATTCGTCCTCTAATTCGATTGCGCGTTTTATACTTTCGATTGCTTCCATTAAATCTTGCTTGCGGTCTTTATGCCCGCGCTTGCCCGCCGCCAATAGTTTTTTTGTCGCGTGTGCTATTGCTGGGTCGGTTACGTCAAAGGCTTTTAATATGTTGTAAACGTCAATAAAAATTCCTTTTACTTCCCGTTGGTATTTATTTTTTACAATACCGCTTTTTGACTCAATCGCATTACGCGCGGCGGTGTTAAACATACCCATAAGCTTTATATCCTCTTCGCTACAATCGGCAAATAATTCTTCTTTCATTTCCTGCATCGTGTCGCTCATTTTATTCCCCTTAGTTAAATTTTTCCACGGCTTCGTTGATCCTATCGTTTACAATTGAATTTTCCATAATGCAACTTTCAATATCCTTGCGTGTTTTAATTGCCTCTTTGGTAATGTTGGCGTTTATCCATTCAAGTTCATTTATGCGGTCGGCGTTTACGTCAATAGCCCAAATTGCCAACACAAACAGAAATGATAAAACAACGCAAGCCACTCGGTAAAATACCAACTCTTTTTTATTTATAACAACATATTCCATCATCTTAATCCTCCCATTACAACATAAGAAACAGACATAGCTATTGCAAATAATCCTAAGCACCCAAGTATCGTGTCTTTTACCGTGTTTTTCATTTCAACCCCTTTATTATTTAAATTATTTTCGTTACTCATGCCAACACCTCAAACCGCTTATATTTTGGTGCGTTTAATGCGATTATGTTTTCTCTTTCGCGCATTATTTCAATGCGATTTTTTAGGTCGTAAATAATTTTACTAAGGCGTTCGATCTCACGCTCGTAATGGTCTTTGGCTTGTAGCTCCAACACTAAATGTTGTGCGTTAATAAGAACCTCTTCGTTCTTTAAAAAGCACCCCGTTAAAAGTTCATCACGCTTTTGTTTTGCTAACATCATGCACCTCAAAAAATACGGTCGGCAAGGTTTTTAAACCGTACCTCAAACCGTAATAAAGTCCACTTAATTTTTGTTTTCATCTTGTCCACCTCTTTTTTATTTATTCTGTATCATACCGTCACTTTACTTAAATAAGTATAAACCATTTTTATATTTAATTAAATAGGTGATTATTGCCGCCGATTACTCGGTCGGCTCAATTTCGGCATCGGTTGCATCAATTAACATCGCGTTTAAATCAATGCTTCCTTTTTTATCTTCCGCTTTGTTTTCCTCGTAGATTGTTTTTTCTACTTCATTGTCCGCGCTTACTGCGTACATTAGTGTTTCGTTGTCAGTTGGCAATTTTGATGCAACATATTTAATTGCTTTTGCTTTGTACATTTCTACCGTGAAATCATCCCAAGCACTAAATCTTTTGTATTTTATGGCAGGGCTATTCGCTCTAAGTTTATTTAATAATTTGGCACTTAAAAACTCTTTGCGCATATAATTTGAGTTTATATCCTTTGCCCACACCATTGCACCAATTAAATTTTCTTCAACCCATTTTCTGTCATCATCCTCCCGTTCTGCAAGGCTTGCTTTAAATTTAAAATTTTTCCCGTTCTCATCTACAATATAATCAAAATAATCGCATTTAAAAACAAGCTCACAATCAATTTCATATCCTGCCCTTTTTGCTAAAATATGCCAACCAATATAAGAAATTTGCAGTTGTGCCTCATCTACCCCTTTGTTTTTATATGGCACTAAATAAGCTTGTTTTCGTTCTTTAACTATACTCAACCCTATTTGTGCAACCTTTAAAGCTGTTACAAACACGCTCCTTGGTGAACATTTTACAAGCCCAGCATCCATAGACATTAGCGTTAGGTCTGTTTTGAATTTTTCTGCCTTTTTTGCATCTCCGACTAATGATATTATTTGTTCCATTCTTGCATCTGCAAAACCTTTTAGCTTATTGCTAAATTCCATTGGTGTTATATTGCTCATCTTTTTACCCTCTTTTAGTGTTTATTGTGTGTTCTAAGTTATTGGTAACAATAAAATTATTGTACGCCTCGCTCGCCTCAATTGCTGTTTTGTAATGCCCGATATGTTTTGAAACGCCTTTGATTTTTATGTACGCTCTCCACATGCCTCTTGCTTTATGCCACCCAACACCTCGATAACCACTTGTATTATGCTTATGGATTACTCTTGTATTTCTTGTTTGAATTGTCTGCGTTACCCATCGGCAATTATCAGGGGAGTATCCTTTGTCGTTATCTCTTCTGTCGAGCGTTAGTCCTTCTTTATACCCACTTGATATTGCCCACTCAAAAAAGCTTTTTTTGTTGCTTTTCCACTCATCACAAACAGTTATCCCGCGCCCGCCGTAATCATTAAAACTTTTGTGTAAAATGTTACTTGTACGCTGTGTCATATTTTTATATACTGAATACAGTTTGTGATAAGAAAATCCGTGTCGTTGTTTATTCATTGATTTATCCCCACTTTGTAGATTGTGTGAGGTTGGATAACCGCTTAAAGTTATCCTTGCAGGTTGCCATTGGTTTGGTCTTGCTGTATTGTACATTTTTTAAACTTAATTACTCGCACCATTGCGATAAAACACGTAATTTGGCAATGTAATCATCTGCACTACGTCACCCGTTTTCATATCTTTATAGACGGGTTTTTTATACTCGTCTAACCGTTTAAAAATATCAAGCCCTCGGTTGTATTCGGATCGTCCAAAATCTAATGCTTCTGGCGACAATTCGTACAGTCCCACCATATAGGGAGCTGTTTTTTCAACGGCGCAAAAAACAAACTTGTTAATTTCGTGTCCGTTCAACCGCATAACGTCCATATAAAACGCTGCTTGTATGTAATAGCCGAAGTTCCCAACCGCCTTAATAAACCCATCGGCGGAAGCGTCTTGTACCACCTTTAAATCAACAATTATCCCTAAATCTTCGTTGTACCAATCGGGTCTGCATTTAACGTCAATATCATCCATTTTCGTAAAAAAGCTTTGTTCGGCTTTACCTGTTTTCATAAATGGATGAATAACCGCATCCACCGCCGCTTTACATTTTAGTGCCGTTTCATATTCTTCGGGCTTTAAAACCGTTTTGCCTGCGTGCATCTGTTCAAATTCAGATCGCAACGCTTTACCTTCGTTTGTGCGTGCGTTAAATTCTGGTGCAACAACATACTCGTCGTGAAACTCGTTGTATTCCAAAACAAGCTTATGCACCGCCGAACCCATACGCATTGCATCGGTTTGTGGTCGTTTAATACCCGCCAAAAATACGTGAGGGTTGTCTAGGAGTTGCTTAACCCCGCTCGAACCTAACGCTTTGCGTGCGTGGTATTCTTCGTTTGTAATCATCTTTACACCTCCATTTTATAAACACCATCATACCGTCTATTGTCTTAATTTAATATAAAAATGTTTTAGATAATTATGATATTTTTAATACTTGTTTCAATTTCCTCTAAAACTTTTTCCCAAAAAATCTTGTCCGAATTAAACGGGGCTGTTTTGCAGTATTCCGCTAAAAATTCCGCCGCGTCTTTTTTCTCGATACCGTTGGCGAACTGGAAGCCGTAACACATTTTTCCGTTGCGGTGGTAACTGAAATTAGTTTTTACGTTTTTAACATCGCAATTTTTTGTCAATCTCGACATTATCCGCATTGCTTGGTGTTGGGTAAATCCAAGCCCACGTAAATATATTGATGTAATCAAAATAATCTCCATTCTTCTATTTCTTTCGCTTTTTCTATCTGTCTAAAAATCATTTCAAGCACGTTTACCGACATTGAATTGCCAGCTTGCTTGTATAGCTGTGAGTTTGATACGCCACTTTCCATTGCTTTGTTATGCGCATAATCTGGAAAATCTTGCAGTCTCCAACATTCAAGAGGGGTTAGTTTGCGGATACGATGTTGCACTACCGCTTGATTGCATTGAGTATCAAGTGTCTGTTCGACTTGCTTGCCAACTCTACCTCTTCGTATCTTGCTATCTGGCACTGATAGGTTTATGCTGTCACCTTCACTTGCTAATTCATATCCGCATAATGTAGCACTTCTTACTTGTATTTTTGGCTCTTGATTGCCACCTTGCATAGTCGTTAGCGTTGCTGCTACTCCATCCGTTCCATATACTCTGCGTATTTGGTCTGTGCCTTTGCAGTCTAGTAAGCCGATAACGCCTTCGTTGATAAAATTATCATCAATTCTTCCACCTGCTTTTGTTGTTATTGAATATGCACAACCACCCCCATCAGTAGGCTTAAAAGCAAAACCATTTCCTTGTTGTTTTACACGTTCTGTTTTTGCTTGAAATTGTTGAACCACTGCATCGGATAGATAATACTTCTCATCCACTTCACTATCTAAAACGTCTTTTAATCGTTTCTCTAATTTTTGTTTCGGTGCAAATTGAAAACGATGATACATTTCGTGATCGATAAAACCAACTAAAAAGATACGCTCTCTATTTTGTGGCACTCCGTAATCTTTAGTATTGACTACTTCATAATGGCAGTAGTAACCTATGTCACGTAATGCTTGTACAAATTCACGTATCGTCTTTCCGCCTTCAATAGATAACATTCCTTTGACGTTTTCATAGATGATTACAGGTGCTTTTGCTTCATCAACGATACGGATATATTGATAGATTAATTGTCCTCTTTCGTCATCCGTTCCGTTTCGTAGTCCGGAAATACTGAATGATTGGCACGGGCTTCCTCCAATTAATATATCTACTTTGCCTTGATATTGCGTACCGTCCATATCGTGAACGTCTTTATGGAAGTGATCGGGATGTATTTCGTAATTTGCATTAAATGATTGGCGAGAAAATTTATCATACTCGCAAGCAAAAACTAATTGTAAGTCATCGCCATAAACACGCCTTGCTCCTTGTTCTGGTGCGCCTATGCCTGAAAATAAAGTTCCCAGCTTCATACCCGCACCCCCTTCGCCAAATTAGTAATTAAATTAATATCGCGCTTTGGTGCTTCAAGTATTGGGTGCGTAACGCGTTCCACAAACAACTCTTCCAACCGTTCCCGCAATAAATCCCGCCCGCTTATTTTGCGTTGCAACCGTATGCAATGCAACGGAGTACCGATTACCGCAAGTGCTTTTTGTTCTTTGTCGGTGAAATAGCAATCGCCCGCCTGCTTAAACCCGCACCAAGTAAAATTGTCGCCACCGTTTAAAACAATGGTATCAACCTCGCGCACTTTTAATGCCAGCTTTTCGGCAACCGTTCCCATGCGTTCGATTTTTTCCAAGTTGGCGGATGCGCTTTCGATTTCCTTGTACCGCTTCGTAAGTGTTAAGAGTTTTTGGTATGCAGTTTGATACTGTATGTCGCCGAGGTTAAAGCCGTTTTTTAAATATCGGCAGTATTCGGCGTGGTTTTGTATCGTTCCAATGTCACTTTCCATGTCGGTAAGCGCAATGCGCGACGTTACCTTTAAACCAAATAATTCACTTATGTATGCAATTAGCTCACCCATCGTAAACCTCAGTGTCAATAAAGCCGTTGTGGGCGTTTTGTTCTTGCTTCATAGCTTCGTATGCCTCCGCAGTCGTTTGAGCGTTTTTAGTGCCGTTTCCGTTCGTTTGTCGCATACCATTACGCAATGGAAACAAACCAATCCAACCGTTTGTTATTGAGGCGTGAATTATCTCGCTTGTATCCATGTCGAGTTTATCCCATTTTTCAAGTTGTGCAAGCTGTTTTTTAATTGTGGTAGTGGTTAATGATTTTTTTAACTCCTTACGGTGTTGTACCCATTCATCCCATACGGTTGGATTGATACATGGCGGAATTTCCGTAACTGTTTTATTATTTGTTTTATTAGTCTGTATATTCTCTTTAGTCTCTTGCTGTTTTAGTAAGGGGGTATTACTATTTTGATAAGGGGGTATTACTAAATTAGTAAGGCTTACTATTCTAGTATGGTTACGTGAACCGTTCTCTATTTTAATGTTAATATAACCCATGTCTTTAAGGTCATTAAGGTTACGTGACACGTTCTCTTTAGTAATTCCTATAAGTTCTGCGAAGTGCTGATTAGAGGCGAAACAACCATGCTCTAAACTACATAGCTGTTCAATCTCTGCAAGCATAAACTTTTGAGATTGATTTAGGTTTGTATCGTGCATAATTTCAATGCTTACGGTGATAAATTTAGTTGCCATTATTTATCCCCTAAATCTGAATCCAAAGTAGGCTCAAAAAATATGGCTCCACATCGTTTACAATTGCATAATAAAAATTCGTGATAAATTTCGGTTGTATCACCTCGGCTATTATTATTCATAAATGGTTTAATTTTAGGGCAAAGAATAATATAAGTATCATTTTTTATTGACTCCATACGTCTTTTTAATGATAATACAATATTATCACTTCCGCATTTTGGGCATTTATATTCCATCCTATCCCCCTAAACCAAATCAATAAGCGTGATCGAGTTGATAAAACTTAATCCATCTTCAAACTTTACGGACGGCAATTCGTTGTAACGGGGAAGATTAAACCGTTTTTTGAAGTGTGACCATACGGCTCGGTGTAGCTTCGATGTGTTTTTAGCATCGGAAGGGTTGAATGAGTAGACTTTTTTGTTTTTAGCGTCGATTAACGCACGTTCTTGCCATGCTTCGAGACGTTTTGTTTGTTCGAGCAGTGTTAGGCGTTCGTCGATGATCTGATTTCCTTGGGCTATGATTGCAATTTGCTCTTGAATAGTCATTGGTCGTGTAGCTTCTTTTTCTTTTTCAATGAAGTATCGACGGTATGATTTTCCCATTTCACTATCATCAAGCATACAAAGTTCTTTTGCCATGTCGAGCGTTACAATGTAATCTGTTTGCGGTTTTGTCGATGAGGAAATCACAGTTTTGTGAATTGTAAAATCTGCGTTTTCTTCAAAGCCGTATTTTTCAATAGCTCTTTGAATCCACATTGAATAAGGAGTCTTAACCCAAAGTGATGAATGAATATCACGACTATTTACGGAATTAACCGCACCATTTCCAATTACATTTGACTCAATTTTGATGAGTTCCATTTTGTGCTTTCGAGATATGATTATTTAAGAGGGTGAAGGATGGGTCTCAAGCATCTATCATCAATCTTGCGATTAAACTCTTAACGGGAAGTCAATTCCCGCGGTGCTTGAGACCCCGTTAAAAGTTTGTAACGCTATTATACCATAGCAATTTATTAATCCCGCTTTAACCAACCCCATCGTTTGCACATTGGATGGGATTTGGTGCATTTATAGCATAGGCGTAGTATAATCACCATCTTTATCCAGTATAATATAAGCTCCATCTTTGGATGACTTAATAGTACCATTTGTTAATCTAACACTATCAGTAAACATACTTAAAATAACTCCATTATTGTCAGGGTCAGTTATAATTACTGCACCACCTAAATTTACCGTAAATTTCTCTTTTGCTTCATCGTAAAATACTTTTATCATTTGCACAGCTCCAAAAGTTCAGGATTTTGAAAGCGATTACCGACGATTTCAAGCTCTAACCTATGCAAAAGCTCCATAAGTTGATAATTGAACATATCAACTACAAAGTGATACCCCCATTCATCTTTAACAATCATATGATTATAGATTTTCTCTCCTGTGGTTGAGTGTAGGGCGGTGAGTTGTAGGAGTTCAAATTGATCCGTTAATGGTAAAAGCATAAAACCAGACAAGTCCAAAAATTCTTCATTGTATCTCATGGATTGAGCTTTTTTATCCCACGCCATAAACATAATAGGTATATTATTCATTTTTAAACCCTTTTATTCCATTTTATTATTGCTGATTGCTCATATTTAAGATAGTCGTTTTCGGTAAATATTTCTAAATCTTCTTCGTCGATACGATCTCCTAAAACACACGCTTCACACTTTTTGCATCGCACCGCCCAAATAGTTCTATGATCTTCAAGTTCTGCATCTGAGCCACAAAATGGGCAGTTTTTAAGTGTTGTATTCATTTGGTGTCCTTTGTCTCAAACATATCATCTTCTTGTATTACATTTCTCGCACAGTTTCCGCAATGTTCAGACCAATCTTCATAAACAGAACCATTCCATTTACACCCATCGCACGTAAGTTGTAAAGGATTGCTTGACAACTGAGACTCGAGGTTTTTGATGTGTTGTTGTAGTGCTTCGAGTTCGGAGATTGCTTCAATAGCATCGTTATACAATTTCATTGACCCACGTTTTCCAATAAACCTATTGCTATCACGATAATCTTCTAAGATTTGTAATATTTTCATCATTTCCCCTTTTTATCAATGATCTTATTAAGAGTAACAGCAATAGAAGCGTATCCTACTTTATCACGTATTCGCTCCAACTTTTCTTTATCTTCAACATACACCTGAATATGTGTAACTTCTTTTTTTTCTTTTTTTGCCATGCTAACCCCTTAAATGATAAGAAATTATAGTCTTTTAATTCTTTAAGTTTGTTTAAGCTGTGTTTATATGATGTTTAAAATATTTGAGGTTTTTAAGGTGGTATTGTAGGGAGTTTTTAAGTGACCTATCTGGGTGCGCATTGTGAAGAGGCGTGATAGGTGTCTGATTTTTATTTACAACTTCTAAAACGTGTAATCAAAACGTCATAGTCGCTCTCTAGCAGTATCCACCGCTCGCCAACACATTCCCCAAGCTTAGTGGCGTTATGTTCGCCTGAGCACTGTTTATGGAATGTACGTTGCGGTTCTTCGGCTGGACATGGCAAATAGATTGTTTTAGGACTGCATCCGCTAAATACCGCTAGTGCGAATAATGTCAATAGCGTTATCACACTCTGTCTTATTTTTATCATAGACATACTCCTTTACAATTTTAAGTTTTTCGTTTGTAACAACGTGAATCTTATCCTCGATGGTTTTAGATTCCACAATTCGCACTTCTTGATTTTGAGACAACCCCGACGCTACACCGATATTGACATTAAGTTTATTTATTTCTTCTTGCTTTGAAGAGTTTATAAACCATAGAATAGCGTTTGATGTGAGCGACAAAACGAGCAGTATCGCTAAAATTTGCAAGAGTGAGTTTTTAAACCAGTCAAATATGCCGATCATTCGCCTGTCTCCTTTTTGAATTTCAAGAGTGCAGCGGTTCCAGTGAAGAGTAAACCAATCCCAGTACCAAAATTAACCATATCAAAATTGTTACCGCTAAATACAACAACGTAAACCGATAACACTAAACCTGTAACCACCGATATTGAAGCGAGAACTTTCGCCACATCATACGTTTCATTGTCTGTCTCCGTAAACATTTGTTTGATTGCATTTTTCATTTTGTTCTCCCAAGTGTAAGAAATACTAACAGCATACAGACTATCATAACTGTCATTGCTTCGAGTGTGTTGATGCTCATAGTTATGCCTCATTTGTAGATAGTTCACCATTACTAGCAAGCAATGGGAGTTCACTATGCGGTGATCGTGCTATCCCTGATGGGAAACGATACCCAACAACGCGAGCGGGGTCAAATGCTTTGATATTTACTGCATCCGATTGATTACCACCTAAAACAAGTATGTTCCCCTTAGCGTCTTTACCGACTACAAAGCCAACGTGACCGCCACCGTTACGCTTAAAAATAACAATACAGTCTTTGATCGGTGATGTAAGAACTTCGCCCCAGCTAAGATACGATTGCGATCCACCACTACGAGTTGATTTTAACCCACTACGCTCTAAACAAGCACCAACGAAGGCAGCGCACCAAGGAGTTTCATCATCTTTGATACCTGAGTTTTTAATGTCTGCCCACATTTTCACAATTTCAGGAGCGTCGGTATCACCTTTGATCTCTTTTAATCCAATGAATTTTTTAGCTTCATTAACCCATTTTGCGCTCATTATTTAACTCCTTAAGGTGTGTAGTTTGAGGCTTTAACAGCCCATATTGCCAAGAAGAATAACATAGTTATAATGAGCCCTCCCACTGCTTTACCAGTGAACATTAAACTACTATGAACACTATTACCGTTTGTAGCCATAGGCTCTAGCTTTTCAATATGATCTCTTACGCTCTTTTCTTTGATAGCTATGTCAGCCTCTAACTTATCAACGCGAGCATGAACACGGTCAAAAGATGTTTTGGTGTTCGCTTCAAAGTTTGCAAGCTTTTCGAGTAACACCTCTTGACGCATTTGTCCCTTTACGGACTCTTCCATAAATCCTTCAATCTTTCCAACGCTATTAACAAGAACTCCAAGAGTCACAGCATGTTCTGAAATAATGCTTTCAACTTTTTGCATATCGTTCATTATTTTACCTCATTATCCCAACAATCAATATCATATTGCAACTTATAGTACCCACGCTCAACCATATTAGCCTTCAAGCACTCTTTAGCTTTAGGGCTTGCCTTGTAGACCAAAGTACCTTTATCGTCACCCAAGAACTTCAAGGCTTGCTCATGTTGTCCCTCAACTTGCATCGACTCCATAAAATCAACCGCTGCAGGTGTGCACCCACTCATCAATACCAACGCCATTACCGATAAATATACTTTTTTCATTTTAAAACTCCAACTAGTTTCCTGCAAATATTTGAAACCAATCAGCTGTACTAGCCCCAGCGGTTACTGTAGCAGAAGTATTTACTAAAACCATTCGTATTGTAGACCCTGCATTTAAAGAATCAATAGAATATGAATTATGACTATAGTTTCCTATAGTCCTAACACCATAATTAATACCATCTATTTGAACATACCATTCTCCTAATAGCCCACCTTTTAATAGTTGAGATTCAATTCTTATGTTTTTTAATCCTCCTACTGGAACAGTAAATATTCCAGTCGTTGTGTCGTATAATGAATTGAATCTAAGTAGATTTCCAGTATTTACTTCTCCACTAAATACCAAAGGAACTGCTACGCCGTTTGTTAATGACTGAGAGTTTAAGTTGTTTGAATTAAGAACCATTTGATATGGAAAATGGATTATTCCTCCTATTACACCTCGAAGTGATTGTTGAAAATTATCTCCAAAAGATTCATCATCAACATAAATATTACAATTTGAGGAAGCGCCAATGTTAGAAGTTCCTCTTAATACTGATGCGAAGAAGCTATTGTTTTTTACTATAATATCTCCCAAATATGTAGAGTCTGTTTCTATGAATACTGTGTCAGTTGTAGATACGCCATGGCATCCAACAATTTTAATTACTCCCATCGTTGGTGCAGATAAAGCATTTATGTTTGCAGATGAAGCAAAATTTCCAGCACACTCAACCAGCGAACCTATTACATTGATATTTCCATACACATGACCACTTACTAATGAGTCTAGCACTTGAAGTTGTAAGCAACTATTATACAATGATCCTGCTCCACCAGTGCTCAATAATACGTGTAGCAACTCTCCACCATTAATAGTAACTGATGCACCTCTTGATATTACTGTTTGCTGTGGAAGAGCTTGCCAACTTACATCACCACTTCCAACTAAAGAAGCTATAGTACAGTTGCTTATATTTACTACTGTTTGTGCTCCAATGGCTTCCAATACAGAAGGGCATCCAAATGTCATACCTCCTCTAATATTTATTTCACTAACTAGGTCATCTGGTCTATTGTCATTTCCGATAATGTATGCTTTTTTACAATTCACAATAGATAGGTTTGTTATGTCTACAAAAGATATTTGTTGCCCAGTTCCGTCTGTGAACATTCTAAGACCACAGCTATAGTTAGTATTATAGTTTCCATTAATATATAACTGCCCATCTATCGTTAAATTAACAGCACTTTTGATTGATAGTATTGCCGTTGTAGCTGTGGTTGCGATACCAACTAAGCTACCTTTACCAGTAATACGTAACCCATTTATGTTATTTGCAGTAATTTGTGTTACAGCAAAGTTGCTATCTATTTCAAGCGTTATATTATTTAATATAGCATAGTCAAAAGCTTTTTGCACATTGGTTGTATCATCTGTAACTCCATCACCTTTAGCTCCGAACCATTTAACATTTACAGCCCCACTGTACTTCATTACCCATCTACCAGTTACTACACCTGTTACTTGAATAATAGTACCGCCATTATCAGCGGTTGTGTTTGTGGCATCCCAGTAGTATTCACGTACACCGATGTTGTCAAGTGCTGTGTAGTAGCCTGTTACAGCTATTAAGACTTGATCTGTATATGGGGTTAGTCTTAGCTGTGCTACTGTTCCTATTGTCTGTGATCGCGTAGTATCTATTTCTGATTTAGAGTATGTTTCTGATTTAGAGTATGTTTCTGATTTGGTATAGTAATCATCAACTACATAATCATTCAAAGTCCAAATAACAATCCCATTAATGTCTTTTAGTGTGACGTTATAAGTGCCAGCATTTAAAAATACTTTTGCCTTGCCAGAAGCAGAGAGAGTAATTATTGGTGTGTTGGTGATAGTCATAGCTGAGTCTTGCCACGTAGTAGAGTTTAGCCCCGTAGATGATACTACAACAGTCAAAGTTCCGAGTGAAGCTACAAGCCCATCGTTTCCTACGCCTTGGAAATTACCGTCTGTAAAAATTTGTCCTGTCATAGTATCCCTTTTTGATATTTAATAATATGAATTATAGCACTATTTAAGTTCATTTTGCTTTGTCTTAGTGCTTTTAAATGGAGCTAATATATTTTGCTCCCATTGCGCCTCATCTCGATCTTGGATTACGTTCTTTTTGCTTGGCAGTAAGCCACCATATTTGAGAGTATTTATAGCTTGTTTTTTTTGTGCATCCGGTATTTTTGGCAACTCTTCTTTAATTATCGCCATGCGTTCTTCTTGGGTTTTTGCTTCTTGCACTTTTTTAACCATGTCTTTTATAGTTTGGCTTCCCATAAACTTGTCCAGTCTTTCAGGATCGGATACTTTATAAAATCGGCGCATCATTACTCTGTCAGTTTCTTTTACATATTCGCCATGTATTGCTTCATCGAGCATATTATACATTCCGGTGGAGAAGTTAAGTGGTCCACCTCCGTATGACTTAACGATATACTTCACATCTTCGGGGGTCAAGTCTAATCCGATCTCCTCCGTACCTTGCACAAATTTAATCGCCAATCTTCCGCCTAATGTTTCGGGGGTTTCAGGATAGTACCGTTTTGATGGGTTGGAAAGCTCTGAGCCTTTCGGAGTGATTGAGCTACCGCTATAGCTTGTATTTGTCATAATATCGGTTGCTACATCTCCGATGGTAGGTACTGCACTTTGGAGTAATGAGTTTCCACCAAGAGGGTTATATCCTCCTGCAATGGCTTTAGCAACCTTTAGAGTAGAGTTTCCTTTTGCTTTTCCGACTGCTTTATCGTGTATCGTGTCTACCATTACTTTGATAGGTTTTATTCCCCATCCGATAGGAATATCAATTCGTCTTAGTTTGCCATCTTTGTTATCAAGTAAAATTACGAAGTTACTCCCTCGTTCAAAGTCACTTACTTTATCTCGCCATTCAGAATCTATACTGTCATTATGTGCATCATTTGAAATAGATGCAGCGGTTATTAAACTAACGGTAGTAGCCAATACTTTAGGGTTTTTTAATGCACGAATCATTTTGTATGATCCTTGAATTGAAGCGTTAGAAAACATATACAATGCGTTTAGCCACGGTGTCTGTGCGCCTTTTCGGTTGAAGTCGATTGTTGTCTCCTTGGCTATTACTGCCGCACGTTCACGGCTTAATCCTTGGTCTAACGCTTGCTTATATGCAGCGAGTCGTGTACCATCTTCAAATACTGTATTGAAATTATCAATAGACTCAAATATCTTCTCAACAGCTTGCCTTGGCTTAGACTGTGCAATCTTAAACGCATCATCTACATCTTGGGTTATTTTGGTACGTGTGGCAAGCGTGATTCCTCCAGTAGTTCCACCATCGTCTTTCATTTGCTTATATAGTTTCGCCCAATCTGAACTACCATCACCGAATACTAAGTTACGAACTCCATTCATCGCTTGCGCTTGTTTTGACAATGCGCCCATAGCTTCTTTACCGCCCATAGTTGAAGCATTATAAATCATAGACTCTTGAATATCACGGATAACGTTTGAGAATGCAAACTCAGGATTAAGACGTGTATACAATCCTGCAAGCGTTCGCGTAACTGGTGCGATAACGTTGGCTATAATTCCTTTTTCTGCTACATTCAACTGGTTATAAACATTAGCCAAAATAGGGTCGTTAGGTTCGATTATTTTTTTCTTTCCCTCTTTGAAAAATACGATCATATCATTTGATGGTGTTTCCATGATTGGCATGTCTTTGAAGTCTTTGCCTACCATTTTAAGCCCACGGACTTTCCCCAAACTTGGATCTGCTTCAAAGAGTTTATTCATTGCAAGTCCGACACGGTTTTTCTCTGATCTGATAATTGCCTCTTGCACGTTGGCGGATACATTCCCCAAAATGTCTGATACTTCGAGATCACTGCCTTTAGCCGCTTTTATGCCGGATGATTTAACGCTTAACCCTTTGCCCCCTGTGATACCGTCTGCCATATTGGTTTCTTCGGGCATAACACGTTGTAAAGGTACGTGCATTTTATACTTATTGCGTAGCGTGTCGTAAAGCTCTTGCGTGATTACTTGACCATCCAAAAGTACCTTTAGTGTTTGCTCGTTTAATCTTCGTACATTAGTTGCCATTTGCTCGAAGAATTTATACTTTTGCGGGTTAGACTTTTTCAAAGCATCGAGTGAATCGGTAGCGGCTTGTGTTGAGATACCAGCCGCTCCGTCTCGAAGTGCCGCATTTCTTTCGGGTGCGTGTTGAGCGATTAAAAAAGCGTTTAAATCTTTGCGTAATGTTTCTACTTCTTCGCCTGATTTTTTACCGTAGTTCACAATATCGTCTGTAATGATTTGTTGTGCGGCTTTTACTTGCTCTATACGTGTGCCAACTCTTCCAAAGATAAGTTTACGTGCATCATTTACTTTCTCGCCCTCTACGCCTTTTAAATACTTCTCAGCAGGTTTCCAATAGTCTTGGATATGTTCTGTGACTTTATCCATAGCATCAGAGGCTTTTGAGTACATAGGCTTTGCATCTTTTGAAACTGTTTTAACTTCTTGCTTTATAGCCGATGATTTCAATAATGCAGCTATGTCTTTCTCGTTCATCTTTGAGATTAACCACTTTGCATCTACTCCTAACTTAACAGCAGTTTTTGAAGCAAACACTTTGACCGCATCGATTATGTCAGACACGAACCGTTTAACCTTTGGAGACATATCTTTGCCGAGTTGGTACTTTTCTACAAGGTACGACATTATTTCGTCGTTCATGTGTTTAGGATGTGTACCTGCATCTTTGGCGGCTTGCATCGCTTGTCTTACAATTGTTTCGTCTTTGAGTTGTTTGAGACGTAGCACGAATGTATCGTGTGATTCTCCTAATACTTTCTGCCCTGAGTATTTAGCTTTGTGTAGTAGCTCATGCACTAAAATTGAAGGAGCTTCTTTTGCGCTCATAGTGTCGGCTATTAGGTGTACTTTACCATCTTTAGGGCTAAAGATTCCACGGACTTTTCCACCTGATGAAAACTCAACACCGTTGTCGACTAATCCTTTCGGCAGGTCTTTGTATGACTGTACGATATTTATATCACCTTTTAGGTTATCGTAGTTTTTACCGAGTAGTTTTTTTGCTGATTGGTGGATGGCTTCGGTAGTGGTTGAGCCTTGTGCGCCTTTGCTATGTAGTATGTCTGCGCTTTTTGGATTGTATTCACCTGTATTGTGGATTGATTTAATTTGGTTTGGGTCAAAAGATATTACGTGCTGATTGCCATTTTCAAACTTTACAATAACCCCATCATGCCCAGTGACATTCTTAGCAGTTGTTAAAAACTTACCCTCTTGCCCTTTATAGAAATCATTAGATAGTGAGTTAAATGTATCTAGCGCATCCATACCATAGTATGAATCAGTAGCCTCTCTGATAGCTTCCGCTTTTCCTCTTGGAGTTCCTATATCTCCCCAGTTCCAAAGTCCATCTTCATCGGCATTTTCTATAATCTTTTTAATCTGTAGCTTTGATATAGGCTTAGTGATATGCGATCCATTATCTATGATGATTGGTTTCTTCATATTTATATTAGTAGGCATTATGTTTGCCTTATCACCATGAGCGTATCCGCTTGCCTCATCTGCTTTATTAGTAAAATAAAAACCGCTTCCGTGTTGGTCGGCTCCCTCTCCAACATATCCTAAATCAAACTTTTCTATGTTTGAGCTATTTCCATGATAAAAAGTCTTTGGAGTTCCATCTGCGTTATTAGTAAGTGGGTGGCTGTCTTTATGCCATTCATCACGGTTAGCTGTACGTTGTTCGGGTGTTATATATTCACCTTTACTAAACAGCGGATTACCGAAATCATCGAGCGGCACACCGTCTTTTACTTCTCCATGCTGTAATGCTTGCTCATAGTTTGCATCATACGCATCACGGTCTGATTGAGTCATCTTTTTAAACTCTGAATCGGGCTGTTTTACAAAGGCTTGTTTGACTGATTGGGCTGTTAAATCTTCGCTTCCGCCTACGGGAATTTCACTTGCATCTCTTACGGCTTGTGCTTGTGTAAATAGTGGCTTTTTAATTGGCGTGAAATGCGGTTCTTCGCCCATATCTACTAAGTGTTTGTCGATAGCTTCGGTGATAGATGGTTCTACACGTTCAGGCTTGTTGATGTTTTCAGCCACTATATCGGTGAATGATTTTAGTGATTGGTCAGTCTTTAGAATTTCCTCTGCTTGTTGAGGGTGAAGTGTTCCATCTTTTACTGCTTGGATGATAGGCTTTTGTTTTGCTACGATAGCTTTTGCAACTTCTTCACCAACTCCTAATTTTGCACCGATCATAGTCGGGTCGATGATGATGTTTTCTGCCATTGCTAAAACTGGATATGCTTTGGTAAATTTATCTTCTTCGCCAAATGCTTCACTTACTACTTTTGTGGTTTTACTTCCTATTAACATTGCAGGAAGTGTAGCTAATCCTTGCGCTGTGGC